AAATACCTTTATGAATTAAAAGATGGAGATGAAACTATTTTAGAAATTTATTGGCATCCTTTGACTCTTGCTGAAAGAGAATCAATTATTGGATTAGCAAAAGATGGCATAAGTTCTAGTAATGATGAATTTGCTTTAAATCTTCTAATACAGAAAGCACTTGATAAAGATGGTAAAAGATTATTTCAAGATGGTCATAAAGCTTCATTAAGACGAGAAGTTAATGCATCTACTCTGCAAGATATTCAACTTGCAATGTTAAATTCTGGTAGTGAATATAAATTGGAGGAAGCGAAGGCAGATTTAAAAAGCTAAAAATGATTGGTTTTTTCTGTTCTTCTTGGCTACTGAATTAAAAATGACTATTGGAGAATTAACAGATAAATTAACACAGGAAGAGTTTGTTAATTGGATAGCCTACTATGAGTTAAAAAGAGATTACGAAGAAAAAGCAATACAAAATGCAAAGGATAAATCACGAGCAAGAAAACCATAAAAGCGGTACACTAAAATAAAGTTTTGTATTTGCTTTGGCTAATTACGGTGTAAATATAAATTTTAAGGTTATTGGTCAATCCAAGTTAGATAGGGCATTAAAAAAAACAGAGCAGTTAGATAAAAAAGTTGATCTTCTCAATAAAAGAGGTATTAAAGGTATTTCAAGTGCTGTAAAAATTCTTAATCAGGAATTAGCTATAAAAAACAAAATATTAAAAGCAGATCAAGCGATCTTAAATGTTAGAACTAAACAGATAAAAGCAAATAAAGCAAATGCCGCTACTCAAGCCTTATCAGCAAGAAGTGGAACACCAGGAGGAAGAGGTGGTGCTGGTCTTAATAGTGCAATAATCAGTGGTGTATTTCCTTTGTTATTTGGACAAGGGCCATTAGCCGCTTTTGGTGGTGCTACTGGTGGATTTTTAGGGGGAAAATTTGGTGGTCAAATGGGTGGTTTTGCAGGAGGTTTAGCTGGAACTGCTATTGCTACAGGTATTCAGAGTGGTGTAACTGCTATAGGCGATTTAGGTAAAGCTATGAATAGTTTAAATCCAGATATAACAAAATTAACTGAAAAAATGGGAATATTAGGAACAACAGAGCAAAAGCGTTTACAAATTATTGAACAAACTGAAGGAAAACAAGCTGCTTTAAATGAAGCTTTAGAAATGATGGGGGATAAAATAGGTGATCAAAATGTGCAGGAATTAAAGAAATTTGGCGAAACTTTTCAAGAATTAACAAATAGTACTGTTTTATTTTTTACAAAAGTACAAGCACAAGTTGCTAAATTATTAAATCTTACTATAGGTGATAGAGAAAAAAGATCTGTTCAACAAAGAACAAGTCAATTTTTACAACAAAATCCTAATGCACCTGCTTTTAGAGATATTAATCAACAAATTGCTAATCTTGAAACTCAAAGAAGTGGTGCAGGTAGAGGAGGTGTTAAAGCTATTCAAGATCAAATAAACGCTTTACAAGCACAAAAAAGAGAAATTGCTAAAATTATACTTTTAGAAAAAGATAAAGATCAAATACGAGCAAATAATAATAAATTAATTACTGCTGGATTAGAAGATTTACAAAAAGAAAATAAATTAAATAAAGCTATTATTGCAGGTAAAGAAGAAGAGTTTTTATTAAATCAAGCTATTGAAGATAAAATTAAAAGTATTGGTTTAAAGATGGAAGATTTAAATTCAACACAATTAGAAAGAATAAAAAATGACGTTACTATTAATCAGAATTTATCAAAACAAGCTCAATTGATAAAGGATTTAGACGATGCATTTAAAAAGATAAGTGAATCTATTAATAATGATATTAAAAATGGAATTAAAGGACTTATCAAAGGTACATCATCTCTAGGAGATATGCTTAATAATGTTGCTGACAGATTTTTAGACTTAGCTTTGAATCAAGCTTTATTTGGTTCAGCTTTAGGTTCAAAAGGTAAACCAGGAGGTGGAATTTTAGGTGCTATTGGTTTATTTGCAGAGGGTGGTAGACCTCCTGTTAATAGACCTTCAATTGTAGGTGAAAGAGGTGCTGAATTATTTGTTCCAGATAGTGCAGGTACAATAATTCCTAATAATAAATTAAGTGGAATAGGAGCTACAACTAATAATATTGTAGTGAATGTTGATGCTTCTGGTTCTTCTGTTGAAGGAGATGAACAAGGTGGTAGAGAACTTGGTCGTGTAATTTCAGTTGCGATACAATCAGAATTAATTAAACAGAAAAGACCAGGAGGATTATTAACATAATGGCTACGTTTCCTTCAATAAAACCGACATACGGACAACAAAAAAGATCCGCACCAGCTACACGCACCATTCGTTTTGCTGATGGTTTTGAACATAGAATATTATTTGGATTAGCAGAACATCAAAATCCGAAAGTTTATAATTTTACTTTTAACGTATCAGAGGCAGAAGCAGATACTATAGAAACTTTTCTTGATGCTAGAGCATTAGATAGTG